AAAATTATCTGTGCAGATGCTACTAATATTGACTATGATGAACTTTTAAGTTCTTTTAATAAAGGAAATATAGTGGATTATTTACAATTAGATTGTGAACCTTCTGAAGTTACTTTTAATATTTTAAAATTAATTCCATTTGATAAGTATAAATTTAGACTCATTACATATGAGCATGATCACTTTGTTGATCTATCAAATACTTATAGATCTAAATCTAGAGAATATTTAGAATCTAAAGGATATAAAATGTTAGTTTCTAATGTATCTCCTAATGACAAATGCTCTTTTGAAGATTGGTGGTATCATCCAGATCTTATTGATTCTGAAGTAATAGAAAATATGTTAAATATTTCAGATATCACTGATGTTCGTTCCTATTTGTATTTAAATTAAACTTTACCCCGATTTACTATTATGAATTTTACAATTTATTCAAAGGAAAATTGCCCATACTGCTACAAGGTTAAACAAGTTTTAGAGTTGACAGGAAATAAATTTGTAGTGTATAATCTAGGAGAAGATTTCACTAGAGAAGAATTTGTTTCTGAATTTGGTTCTGGTGCAACATTCCCTCAAGTTCTTTGCGATGACAAAAAGCTTGGAGGATGTACTGATACTATTAAATTTTTGAAAGAGAAACAAATTGTCTGAACAAAACATAAATAAATCAGATCACAGAAATCGTGGTATTGAAGTGCTGCTATACGGAGGAAAAAGAAAGCAAACTTATCCATTTCATATTATTTTTGAAAAGATGATATGCTTTCTAAAAAGGGAAGTGACCATCTATTTTGAATTTTCCTTTTCAATAAGGAAAAAGTAGTTCCTCGGAGAAAAAAAATGCTAGCAATCAGTTTAGTTTTTGGTTCTTTTCTTGTATTATTGTTTTTTATTGTTGGCCTTGCGCTTGGATGGACAGGCAGAGAATATATGATGAATTATCAAGACAGGCCAAAATTGCATCCAGAATTTTTTGATCAAAATGGAAATGTAATTCCAGATGAAGTGGTTGCGGTAACATTTCAAGAAGGACTATTTGACGATTATGATGATGATGAAGAAAGTGAAGACAAATAGTATTATAAATTAATTTGTAGAGACATTATTTTAAATTTTTTATGACTGCAAAAACAACTGTGACTAAAAAATCACCAAATGCCAAAGTGTTAAAAACAACTGTAGCTAAAACAAAAACAGTTGTAGAAGCATTGCCAGATCTTCCAGCAAATCCATTTGTATTTGAAATTTTAAATGTGGTTTGTAAACAAAGATCAAATGCTAAAAAGGTAGAAGCACTTAGAAAATATGATCACCCTTGTTTAAAGACTATTTTTATTTGGAACTTCGATGAAAGTGTAATTTCATTACTACCTCCAGGTGATGTTCCTTATGCAGGTCTTGATGAACAAAATTCTTTTTCAGGAACATTGGGTGAAAAAATTGAAGATGCTGTATCTAAAATGCAGGAACTTGGATCTAGTTCACTTGGATCACAAGATCAAGGTCGTTCATCAATTCGTAAAGAATTTCAAAAATTTTATAACTTTGTAAAAGGTGGAAATGATGGGCTAAGTTCTCTTCGCAGAGAGACTATGTTTATTAATATTCTCCAAGGACTTCATCCTCTTGAAGCTGAAATTTTAATTCTTACAAAAGATAAAAAATTGCAGACAAAATATAAAATCACAAAAGAAATTATTGCCGAAGCATATCCTGATATTCAGTGGGGTGGACGTTCATAATTATAAATTGGAGTTTAGATGATGGGAAATAAAACAAAAGAAATGTCTGAAAAGACTTTAAATAAAGAGAATACTATGGAATTATGGACTTCTGCAGAAAAAGAAACTTGTAAGTCACGTTATGGATGTGATATATTAATTCAAAATGGTTCTTATTCAGAAGTGTCCATAACTGAAGTTCCAACTGATGCTTATATTATTAAGTATGTTGTAGACGATAAGATTTGTTTTGATCTTACAAGAGGCTCAAAAACTAAACTATTTGATATGTATTGGGACAAATTTCGTGAGAACTTAAAAAGTATTGAATTTGGATTTGGAAAACATAATCCAAAAACTTGGGGATATAAGGCTCCTGAAAAGAAAAAAAGAAAATAAGTCAGGTACTTGACTATATATCATGAAGGGTGTATAATGACCCAACGTTCATCTCATTATTGAGACGCAAGTAGGTCGGCGGAACGAAGTCGTTCATTCGCTATTCGCAAATAGCGAACGCAAACCGTCCGAAGGAACGGGACTTATAATCTCATTCTGGAGGAAAACAAATGAACACTTATTTTGTTCGCTATTTAAAAATCAAAGCAAAAAAAGAAAAACTTCTTAAAACTGCTCAATTGAATATGGCAAAGCAACCTCAGGTTGCTTGACCAGGCGGGGGGATTGACATCCCCCTTTTTAGGAATGAGTCACTGGTTCGATTCCAG